ATAGAGTGCTCTTTTCTCATCATTGCTTATTTCTAGCCCTTCCAGGGTCTCTTTGAGATTAGAGAGGTTTTGCCTTGTATTTTCTGTTTCGGCCTTCGTTCGGCCCGTGGTTGCTTCCAGATTCGATATTTCAGCTATACCTTTTGGACCCATGGACCATTTCTGATAATCCTGTGCAGTTTTTGAAGCTTCTATTTGTTGATCAATAAATCTTGATTGCTGAGCAAGAAGGGCCGTCTGTGCTCGTGATTGTTTATTGAGTTGATTTGATTTGACTGCATCAGCCATAGCCCCTGTTGAAACGTTTGAAGCAGATGGACGTATCGGATCAGAAGCCTGGGCGGCTGAACCGGCGGCCAATGTTTTTGATAATCCTGCCTTTTCAAGGTCTGCGGCCCTTCTTTGTACTGCGTTATCTTCCCTGGCGAATTGTTCTTTTCTTCGTCTTTTGGCACCAAAGAGATTAACCAGGCCGGTTCCCATGTTGACAACATCTCCGGCTAGTCCGATTCCAGCGCCTAGTGACATATTAGACCTTCCATAGCTTCCACCGGATAAACCGGGTCCTTCAGCTTGCATCAGTGGTAACTGTAGCAGGGGTAACTGTAGTTACTTTTTTTTGTTGTTCTTCTAATCTCTGTTTCGCAATTGCCTGGGCTTTGACTTCAAAAAGTCTCTTCTGCTCAGCCAGGCGTGCGTTTGCCTCTCTTCCATCTCTTGAAGCTTCCGCAGGGTCATAAGACCAACGTCGTGTTGGGTCTGTGAACTTTTCATCAACATCTTTGAGGGATTCAAAATCGTACCTCTCTTTCCTGGCCATGCCCAGGTTGTATCCGGCAATCATCATATTTTCTATCTGAATATTCTTCGGTATGTATCCTGCCGTTTCAGTGATCTTTTTGTCGTCGTTTTTTTCGCCCTTATAAGGCACGTATTTGTTTTTAGTCATTATTTTCATTTTTTTCCCTTAAAAATGATCTATCAGGCCCGGGGTAGCATAGGCCGGCATGGGCCGGACTGCTTTGATTATGTTACCAACGTTTATTATAAATGGATCTTCATCCTGTACAGCGAATATTCGTTTTGTTGCCTCCGGATTCACTTCAAGGAACGCCTGGGTAAGTACGGGTTTGTTGTTAAACTTCCTGGACAAATGCCAGTAATCGAGGGTATCCCTCATCATTCCGCACACCATATCGTGTTTTACACGCATCTCGTCGTACTGTCCCTGGTATCCGAAGATTTTGGTGTTTTCAGCAGCATTATCGTCAGTTATGAATATTTCGGCGTCGGTTATAGCTTGTTCCGACAAATGAGCGAATTCAGGAAAGAAAAAATCGTATTTTGTCTTTCTTAGCCATTGCCTATTGATTCCCTGTTGATATCCACCCTTGGGCATTATTGACATCAGTGTCATTACAAGGCCGTATTCCCGGACGTAAACAGATCCGGAAAACTGTGTATCGGCGGTAATTCCTTTACCTGCCAAGTTTGCCAGAGGTGTACCGGTATCCTGAGGTGCAGTCTGCATTACTTCAGACACAATAACCGGCATTTTTGTACCGCCCAGGTATATCGGTCTCTGGGCTCTTTCGTCTCTGATATCAACATTAAAATGATTCTGGATGAACTCTTTATATCGAACGCCTCCTCGGGCGTTTCTTTCCATCCATTTTTGAATCTGAAATGATAGCCGCATGTCTGCGACATTAAATGTTTCGGCATTTGCTAAATCCGAATACATATCCGGGTATCCTGGGGAACCTGTACTTTCTCTGACGGCAAATATGAGATCCCCGCTAGTTCCGATTGTCTGATAGGTACCAGCCGGATAGGTGGCATCCCTACCGCCAGATTCATAGACGTCTTCTTCTGGGCCAACATTCCAAACGTTATTTAGTTTTCCGAGACCTTCCAGGTATACTTTTCCAGCAAGAGGAATAGCGGGAGCTACGCCACGCTGCTGCCAGGGAAGGGCCGAGGTAAAATAATCTTTGGCGTATGAGCGTTTAAGAATAGTTTCATTTGTTTCTGCAACTTCGGCTGTCAAGTTTTGATCCCGGTAATATTCGTTGAATATCCGGTTATAAGCGATTCTTGGGAAATCGAGTGGTTCGGCTCCGGTAGGTAATACATCTATCGGAAAGCCAAGGTAATCCCAAAGGGAACCCTGATTATACAGAGTGGGTGTCCACGTAGGAATTGTAGCGGTGAAGTCTCCGTCGGCACCTCCAGAGATCCAATCTTCCCAGTCATCCCAGAGAATTCTGTATGAAACCTCGAAGGTATGGGTGAATATATCGACTTCGTGCAGTATGGGGACCAACATTGGCTGTAGGCGACAGACGATATCGTGGGCGATGGTAATTTTGTCCCCTGGGACGACCTCTTCGCAGAGGATGGGGATGAGCTGACCGAAATTGCAGGTCAGCTTTTTTGAGTAGGAAAGATCGAATACCGATCTTCCGACAGTCGGATTCTCAACAGACTCGAATCGAGAGTTATTTGACATCTTGCATAACCACCTGTGAAGGAGTTTTGACGATGATATCGGCTGTCACCGTGTCGTAATCTCCAACGGTATAAAGCCTGTAATCAGCCTGGTCGACTGTATCTTTGACGTAGTGAAGGAACTGGCGTTTTGCAACGCCATCGTTCACTGCCTGGTATATGGGGCCGTATTCTCCGGCCACTCTGTCATGAATGACATATAGTTTAACGGTCACTTCGCTCCCTTTTTTCGTGACTTGGTGTCACGTGGCTATAAGATATCGAGTTCTCTTATAGCTTTTACTACACAGATGTGTAGTAGTTTCTCCCATTTTATGGGATTTTGCAAGTTTTACTTGCTTTTTGATATTTTTGTTAAGTAGACACGCCTTAGGCGTTTTTGATATTGATAATTGTCTGGGGGGAGAGTTTACACACAGTTCCCCAGGTCGGTCGGTGGTGGTGCACCACCGCCCTGGGGAAATGTGGAAAACTCCCCTAGTAGACTAGTTGGAGGGGGTAGGGCAAGCCGGTTAAGGCGAGCTCTGCCCTTTTTTAATGTATATTTTCTTGCTCTTCGAGCATTTTTCGGGCCCATGATGTGCGGCCTTTTTCTTTCCGTGCTTTGATGACTTGAGAGATCATGTCGTTGCTTCCGCTACGCTCTCGCCACTCATTTTCTTTTTCGTCATATTCTGCACGTCGTTTGGCCGCTATTTCATCTAGGCCCGTTATATTTAGTTTTTTCACGTAGTAACGTGGTATTGAGTGTTCTTTTCCCTGTACTCGTAGTCCCTGGTCATCCAGTATCCTACTGAGATTTTCCTTCGCCCATTCGATTCCCAGTCCCTGGGACATTAGAGCGAAGGGAGGGAGAGGGCCGCCTGCGGCGGCCTTTGGGTAGTTTCCTTTTTCAAGGATGTATTTTGTTGCATAGCGTATTGATGCCCCAGTGCACGTACCGGCATGGGCGAATCCATTCCCCCATATCCTCGTAATCTCGTCTGAATCGGGTCGTACTCCGAACCCGATTAGGTGGAAATGGGCTCTGTTTGTATTTTTGCCGTATTCTCCGGCTAGGAAGTATTTGATTTTTTTTGGCTCATAGTATTTTCTGAGCCTTTTTATGAAGTCCTGAGCGTCCTTTTTTACCAGGACGCCCGGGTAATGTTGGTCGTCATAGGTTAATGTTAGAAATGACGTGTGTAAGTGATAACCACTTTCGTGGATAAGTCTGTTGGTCCATTCATTGGACCGGGCATGTAAGCAAGAGAAACACGTACCGCAAGGGTAGAGTAATTCCCCGTTCTGAGTGATAGGGCTTTCGCATTGCATGTCGAACAGCTAGAGGCGAGTACCGCCACGAGAAGAGCCGTAACTTTTAATCCTGCGGCCACGTCGTTTTCTCATTTAATTTTCTCCCATTGTTCTTTGAGGAATTCTTTTATTTGATTTCTTGATGAAGCCATTCCCGCTGGTACCGATTTTAAAAAATCGTCTATAGCTTTGTTTGCTTCAGGAAATGTCTTTGCACCGTTTAAAAACGTTGCTATATTACTTTTCTGTCCGTTCAACCAGTTGTAAGCAGCAGGAGCAGAGTTTTTGAATATCTGTCCTAATCCTGCCGCCAAACTAGCTATTGTTTGCGGTATATTTTTGAATGGAAGCTCTTTTGTATATGGAGCTTCAAAGTCTCCGAATATTCCAAGGTCTTTTTTTAACTGATCATAGAGTGCTCTTTTCTCATCATTGCTTATTTCTAGCCCTTCCAGGGTCTCTTTGAGATTAGAGAGGTTTTGCCTTGTATTTTCTGTTTCGGCCTTCGT